GACCCCAATTCAAAGCCATCCAAATGGTCAGTCTCTCCATATTGTCTCGAAAGTTCCAAATGAACCCCAACGTCCAGGTGGTGGCATTCTTCATTGTCTCCCAAATCGTGGATCCAAATTCCTTCCAGCCACCTACGGACTGAACTACAAGATGCGCCAAAACAAGCAAGGCTCCATTGACAGCGACGATCCCCAACCCCACAGGCGTAAACACGCTGGCAATGATTCCAGCTACTGTGGCGGCTGCTGTGCCCAAAGCAAGAAAAGCAATCTTCATCCCCATCAATCCAAATCCAACCATGGAGATCAATGTTCCTACAACCATCAGCGCAGGACCAATCAAAGCAACAGCAGCAACTACGCCAATGATCGTGTTCTTGGTTTCTTTCGGCCACTCCGCAAACTTTTGAGCAAACGTATCTATCCCAGCAATTGCATCCTCAATTAGAGGCCTGAACTCGTGGAACACGTCAACCAGCGCTTCACCAAACGGAGCAATTGCCGCCATGGCTTGGTTTTTGAGTATGCCGAGCTCATCAACAAGTGTATTTGTCGCATCAGCCATGTTCTCTATGACGCCATCGGAATCTTTCAACTTCTCCAGGAGTTCATCAACTTCGAATACTCCCAAACGAACTGCGTTGGCGAATCGACCTGCTGTCGCCATCCCAAACGCTTCCATAGCAACTTCAGTTGCGGCCATAAGACTTGGCGCGGCCTCTATGCGTTCCATGAGGTCCCCAAACGCCTCCTCGGCATTGGAATACCCCTCTCTCGCCAGCCGCGTGAACGCATTCCCAACCTCGTGCAGAATTCGTTCCTGCCGAAACCCAAGTTTTTCAAACTCAGCAAACAAAGCAATGGATGCTTCCAGAGAAAATCCCATCTCCTTGAACACCGTAGCCGACCGGATCGCATAATCCAAAACATCCGCAGCCGCAATGCCACTTTCGTGAGATGCAGCCATAGATATCTCCAGGAACCGCGTCATTTCGTCCATCGTCATATCAAACGCCGCGCCAAGAATACCAACGGATCGTGTTACGCTGGGAATGGCTGAGTTTGTAACCCGGCTGAAATCCAATATCCTTGTTGACATTTCAACCAACTGATCGCTGGTCAAATCCATCCGAACTTCAAGTCCAGACATCACATCAGCTATCTGACGAAATGATTCTGGAACCTGTTTTGCGATCTCCCGGAACTCACCCCTCAAACGACTTACCTCATCGCCCGATCGTCCGGTTTGCCGTTGAATGGTGCTCATGGCTTGACCGAACTGAGTTGCTGAATAAACAGCGGCGGCACCAGCGGCAGCAATCGGACCCGAGACATACTTGGTCATCGTCATGCCAACAGTCCGTACTTGCCTGCCGACAGTCTTAACTCGTTTGCCGAAAGTCTCCATAGTGCCAGAAGCCGAATGCATCCCAGCAACAAAACTGGAGATGTCGGCTCCAAGCACTACGTTTACGCCACCGCCACCGCTTCGCCTCATTACTCTTCCTTCTTCTTAAAAAAGCTCAACCAACCCTTCAACTTCGCCGCCACGTCCTCGGTTCGGGACGTTTTGAAAGCATACTTTATGAGGTTGTCTTGAATCTTGTGAACACGGCCTTTCTTTGACTCGTTCACCTGTTTCAGGGTAGTTGTCACGGCTGCATTCTCGTACTGCCGCTTTTCGTCCCAAGGTGGATCGATTCGCCAAAAGGCCATGTACTCCGAAAACTCGGTCGATGTGATTGTTGCCTGCAATTCGTGAACCGGACAGCCTAAATCCCGAGACAGTTTGAACCAGGCCAGCCGCTCCGGCTCACTCCTTAGTTTTTTTCAAGTTCCTCCACAACCTGCGCTTTCATACCATTCCGAGTTAGGATCTCATCGAAAATGGCGTTCAGCACCCGTCCAGACAATTCATTGATGGCTCGAATGTCTTTGTCCGAACCTTTGTCAAACATCTTTGCGCCACTCTCGTCCACCATGGACATCGCAACAGCATAGGCGCGGACCTTACGATAGTCATCATTGTTCCGCCGTCCCCGCGCCAGCTTATGTTCAAGCTCATCGCGTTCGCCGCCGCTCAACTCACGAATCAGGATGATCCCAGAATCGTCAGGCAAGACCACCTCAAACGTTTGTAGCCGTTGAGATAAGAAATCCTTGGCTGACAGTACACGGCCCTGCTCTTCACTCATTTCATGCTCCTCCATTAGACTACGTACCTGCGGTCACGCTAACATCACCATCGACCTTGAGTGTAGCCGTGGCCGTGGCAAGCTCTTCCATTGATCCCGTGATGTTGAAATTCGTTAGGAACCCATTAAACGTCCATTCCGATCCCTCGGGGAACGTGATCACAATCTCCGACGAATCCGCGTCAATCGGAGGCCTCTGCGTGGGATCGTACCACAGTTCCACTTCACATTCACCCCAATCTGCCAGCTTGGACGGCGTGAACGTGTGAGCCGTTTCCGTCCCTTGATGAGACGTTTCCAGCGAGTTCCTACTGGGGCTCGGGGGGTTTACATCCCGGATATCAGCCGTAAATGTTCCCGGCCACGTGATGCTTATTCCAGTCGATACCATTGCCATAACTTAACCCTCCTTGCTCTACTGAGCGGGTGTTGTGACTGCTTCAAAGTTGAGAATCCATTCCCAACGCTCTTTGTCGTCCATTCGATCTGGCTCGATTGATGACCAATCCCTCAAAGAGAGATACTCTGTGCCGTTCTTTTCAAACCGATCCTTGACTTTGAGGATGGAAAGAATTTCCTGCATCTTACGAAACCCATCCAAATAATCCTGAGTCCGGACCCTTACAAACACCCTTACAAACGAAACCCAAGTACCTCGTGATTGATCAGATTCCTGCCTGCCTGGCGCATCGTAGATCGTGATCACATTATCAGGTTCAGCCGGTTGCTGAGCTACGTAAATGCCCCAACCGCGCCTGGCAACAAACTTACCAACGCCATTTTCAACCAACACGTCCTTTATGTCAACACTCGCCGGACTCATATGTCCTGCCAATTCTTTTTGACTTCCTGCCGGACTTTTCCAATCACCCGATCATGATTGCCTTCAACCGATTTCGTTAGAAATTGATTCTCGCCTTGGTGCATTTGATGGGTATCGGGAGCTTCATGAACAAAAAGTGCATAGGAAGCCGAGAATCCTATTAGAACCGCTGGCGCTCCATGTTCGAGCAACTCCAGCTTTGAGCGCGCCAAATGCTGTTGGATCTTGGTGGGTTCTCCATCACCTACCCTGGCCGCCTTTGTCATATCAGGCTTTCGGCTTTCTTCCGGAACGGTTTTGTTTTCATCTTTTCGTCCATAGATGAAAGCAGAGCCCCGCAAGTTACCTGTGTGAATCGGCGCTCGTTTCACAGCACCATTCACTATCAAGATACCGCCGCGCAGAAGGCCCCTGTAACAACGTTCACCGCCCTCCTTGATGATGTCCTTGTTCAAAGCCTTCAAAGCCTTGTCCAAGCCTTCTACGCGTACGCTCATCCTCATTATACCACCCTCACAACCTTGTACGAGGATATGTTGCCAATGTCCGGGATCCGAGTAAATGAAATAACCCGATGTGTGTTGTCAACGTTATTCGGGTCTGACTTGTCCACGAAAGGATCAATGTCAGACAGTTCTCCAAGCATCAAATGGCTGCCCTCTGGGACATGCCGGTCTACCATGACCTCGCCTTTGGAAACGACCTCCTGCCCCTCATCCGTGAATGTCTCTTCTTTCTTTTGATCCCATCGACAATCAATCTCAATCGGCATATCGTATCTATGGCCCCCGTAACCGTCAGAACCAAGGTAACGCCAAAACACAGCTGTCTGCGTCCTGGTCTTGTTTATGATCCCGCGATCACCTTCCGGGTTCCTAGTCATTACGATCTCCGTTCCGGAACCCTGGAATCACGCCCCATCCAAGTGACTGAGGGAGATCCTACAGCTTTGTCCCCTTTGGCTTGCCTCTGGAGCAACGCCAACCTGCCGGACGTATCCAAAATCAATGCCTGCTGACCGTATACCGTCACATTGAAATTGAGCGCCGTAGAACCCTGGAAATTCTGACTTACTGGCCCCGCGCCTTCACTGGCGGATTTCGGCGTGACCACTGAACAGAAATGAGCCGCAAGCCAAAGCTCAATCTGTTCAAGCCGGTCCTCACTCATCTCGTATCCAACAAGATGTTCGTCAACAAGCAAATGAGCGGTGTCCATTTGAGCCGTTATGCTGTCGGTTTCAGTAAGTTCCGGCACAAGGTCACGAACCGCCGCCGCTTCAATACGATGATCCATTACTGGCCTCTATTCCACAACGTGGGGTCGATGAAACTCTCAATTTCGGGATTCCATTTCAAACCCAGCCAATCCACCAATTCCGATATGACGTTTTGATCGCCCCGTACTATATCCTCTGCCCACACAACCTTGACGTTCAAACCGTTTGAAATCATCTCTTCAAACTTGAGGAGGTGCTGTTCAACCCACCATTTCCAACCGTCCCGATCCAAAAACGCGTTCATGAATCTCGTTCTCAAACACGAATTGATGATGTCGTCAGTGTTCCTACGGACGATGATCCATTTTGCATCTGGGAACGCCCGATGCCAAACAGGCCAGATCAAACACAGCTTCGCATCTTTATGGAACCAAGGACCGCTGGCATAACCTTGAGTTTTCATCAAATCAAGCACCCTGCTCCGAACTGGGAAATCCAAATCCCGAACACTTTGGGTATCGGGTAAAGGATGTTGTCCTTTTGCATCGCATCCCAGCTTGCGTAAACAATCCTTTGTAACGGCGTTTTTGATCGGACCGTTTTCAAACATCCCCTTCCGGTTATGAGGGTTGGGTCCGGCCAATGCACCCCCAGATGCGCCACAAAGGTTGATGATGCCAGCAGTCATGCTTGTGCCGCTACGAGCGCATCCTGTGACCAATATCGGATTCATGCGGTCAACTCCCTCAATACCCAAGGGGCCTGAACATCCCACGGCCTCGGCTTGCCATGAAAACAAACGACTTTCGCTTTCTTAGACGGCCCACCATTCTTCATGCAATGGACTTTGTAAGAGATAACTTCGCCCGGCCAAACGTCTTGGAAATATTCAACTGGGACGTACTCCTTTTCCAACTGTGATCCAATCCAATCCTGATCGCCGTGACGTTTCCAATTGGATCTTGTGATCCCAAGCCGCTCCACATGCTCTACTGCACGATCAGTGATGTATGAGAGGTTCATCCGGCCCGGCCACCGCATGAGTCCAGAACCAAACCGGCTGCTTTTGTAAAACCCACGCAGCGCAATATAGGAGCTGTCGTCACAAAGCCGATCAAACGGCCCAACTACCACCGTATCCAAATCCATGTACCAACAGTCTACCTTTGGATCGATCAAATCATGCCGATAGATCTCTGCCTTACTCCACCACCCAGGCAAGTTGTGTTCGAGTGGGATCGTGACTATTGAGCTTGGGAGAAACGGCGCTGGGAAATCCGTCAGGCACACAAACTCAACCGGGAATTCGGCATGCCTCAGAACCGAATTATGGAGACAGACAACATGGTCTGGTTTGAAATCGCCGCCACTTTTCAAAACGGTGATTACGCGCGTTCTCCGCATATCTCCTGTATGCCCTCCAGCATATCATCCACACATTCGACATCAAACATAGGGACACCTTCATGGGATGCCCAAACACCATGCCCTGTTCCAAACTCAACATAGGCCGTTGCACCACGAATCATCGCGTAGAGTTTGTCGAAATTCCAATCGCCCCCGGTCCAGTCCATGACATGATTGGGAACGTCCTTGATTCGTTGTCGAGAGGCTACAATCACCCGAGTGGTATCTGGGATCCTCTCGGCCAATTCCCCAAGATCGTCCAGTTTGTCAAGATCTTCCTCGCCTTGCAAGCGATTCGGAAGGACGCAAAATACCCAACTACCGAGACTATTCTGAAACTTCTTCAACTCACGCCGTTGGTTTACACTCTGGAAAACCTGGAATGAGATGTCCGGCTCGGTTGCAGGTCCAGGGCCAAAGAACCAATCACAGCCAAGAACGTTCTCTTCAATCAAACCATCTTTCAAATAATCCCGCCACAAGTCGCTATCGCACGAAACAGACCGGTTTACGCC